TTATGCTTGTTCCTTCGCCGCAAGCACCGCCGTCAGCCTGGTGCGGCTGATATCGTAATACTCCCGCGACAATTCCATTCCCACATAGCCGCGCCCTGTTCTGATGCACGCCTCGCCCACGCTGCCGCCTCCCATGAAGGGATCAAGAACAGTAGCCTGCGTGGAGGTCACGGCCAGCAGGTCCTCAATCAACGCCACGGGCTTGCTGGTCAGGTGAACCTTCTGCACGGGAATCACCGGGTAGGAATATACGCCCGGCAAACAGGCCCGTGTGTGCGCGATGAAACGTCCCTTGGTGGCGAACAGCACATACTCACACTGTTGGCGGAACTTGCCGATTTGCGGACGGGCACTCCGCTTGTCCCAGGCGATGACGCCGCGCCATGCCCAGCCCGCCGCCTGTACGGCATCGCTCAGGGCCGGAAGCTGCCGCCAGTCCGTGAACACCATAAGCGGCGCTCCCTCGCGGGCGATACGCCAGCACTCGCCAAGCCACAGCGTACACCACATGGTCCAGCTTCTCTGGTCCTTGGCATCTCCCAGCATGGGCGGATATTGGCGTTTAGTGCCGCTCTGCTGGTACTTCTGCGCCGGGTCGGCCTGCCGCGCTCCCATGGTAACGCCGCCGCTGGAATACGGCGGGTCGGTCAATACCGCGTCCATGGCGGCATCCGGCAGCGTTGCCAGAATCCCCAGCGCATCCCCGTGATACAGCGTTACGCCGTCACTCAGACAATCCTTTGTCACAGTTCGCTCCGTTCTGGCCGTCTGGCGACTCGGAGCAGGGGCGCGCGGCCCGCAGGATGGTGAAAGCCCCGCAGCGGGGGCACTTGAACTCCATAATGCTTGCCCGGCCTCTGGCCAGGAGCTTGCCGCAATGGCGGCACCTGATTTCTTCGAGAACTTCCTTTTGCATGATGGGTAAAAAGTGTTGTGCCCCCAGGAAAATCCGCTTATCGTGCGCTTGTCTCGCCAGAGACGATACAGACAGGCGGATACTCCGCAAGCGGCTACTTTCCGCTTGTGGGGCCGTGGTGGGCTTGGCTATGCCCGCCGGTGGGGGCGTGCCACCGCCCCCGCCTCTGTCAGCCCTCACCATAGCGGAAAAAAGCGCGACATGCCCGGAAACAGCGCGTTCCATGCGAAGGATTTTCGCTCGTAAGAATTATGCCGCCAGTCCCTCCGGCGCTTCCACAGCCGCCCGCATTTGTGATTCGAGGATATGCTGATAGACTTTCAGCAACATGGAAGGATCAGAGTGGTCCATGACAACGGCTACACTGCGGATATCCCCGCCGGCACGAATACTTTCAGTCGCAAAAGCGTGGCGGAGACCATAAACCGTGATACGCCGGGTAATCCCGGCCCGCCTGAGAGTGGCACGCCATGCGGCTCCAAGATTTTTGACCTGTTTGCCGTGGTAGTTGATCACCCATTCGCAGCCTTCGTCTTCCGCCCGCCATGCCCGGAGTTTGTCAAGCAGATCGCTCCGTAGGGGAATCTTGCGGTAGTCTGCTCCACCTGGTCGTTTTGCTGCGCAGGGCATGAGAGCGGCCCCGGCGGATTCCGACACGTCGGCCCAGGTCAGGCGGAAAAGCTCGGAGGGGCCGGGGCGTGCGCCGGTGCAATACCCAAGCCATATCAGCCGCTGGATATGCTTCGGGGCCACCGCCAGAATCTGGCGCAGCTCGTCAGGCGTGGGCGGCAGAAGGCGCTGAGAGCGGGCGTAGGGCAGGCGCAGCCCCGCAAGAGGAGAAGTGCGCAGCATACCCTCCCGTACCGCCCAGTTATAGGCGGCACGCAAGATTTTTATCCGGCGGTTTACGGTTGTCTGCCGCAAGCCCTTTTCTCGCTGTGCCGCCATGAAAGCCTTGGCGTCCGCCTCCGTCAATCGGGTAGTCTTGCGATGGCCGAGCGCCCGCCTCAGATGGACGGCGTGGTAAGTATCAGCCTTGCGCGTGATCTCTCTGATTCCATCGCGGGCCAGATAGGCATCCAGCAACTCATCCACAGTCAGGGCGTTTGTGCCGCGTTTTGCTTCTTTCCGAACCCGGACGATGCGCCGTTCTTGGCGGACAGGATGTTTTTTTTCCTCTCCATATGCCTGTGCTTCTTCCTTCGTATTGAAGTATCGCTCGGAGCGTTCACCCCCGCTATGCCATACCAGACGCCACTTTTTGCCCTTTCGCCACGCTAAGAAAGTCACTTTGTATTTCATCGCGTATTCCCTCCTTTTTGGATGAGAATACACAATTTTAATAAAAACAAGCTATTGTCAAAAGATGACTGTTTGCCCGGTACTGTGCAGAAGAAGGTGAGGTTGGGGCATATCAGGCAGACGCAATACAAACGGGCGTAACGCGCCTGATTGTCGGTGCGTGGAGTCCGGATAGTTCAGCGGGCATTGTATCGCCGGTAGGCAATGTGACTGTAAGCACTGAGAGTACAACGTCTGGTGCCGTGGCCTCGACTGCACCGTTACGTTATCTGGTTGATATCAATCAACGGACAGCAGACAAAACGCGCCCTGAAAACGTCTCATTACCCATAGCGTTATATTTGGGCAGGGCCGCCGAGATATAGCGCAACAGGTAGATTAGCCGATGATGGCATGACGGTAGCTGAGGCACCATAAATTCTATTGGAGCGCGATGCCAGAAAAGATATCCCATCATTGGTTGCAGAGGTCGTATTTCTTGTCGATGCTTGCTGTACCCCTCCATGATTTTGAGTCCCAGTTCTAAACGCCCCACTGGCATTACCCATCAACCCAGAGACGATATTGTCCGCCCCACTGGCCAAATCCCAAAAATCGCCGCTAATTTCTGGCATCCCCGGCGCATTGTACTTCCCCGCCTGTCCACTTTGCCCGCAGTACCGGGCAGACCGGAACGCCTTGGGAACCGCCCGTTTTTCTTGGCAGTTCTTGGGGCTTCTGGTCTGCCCGGTACTGTAGGCAGGCTGGGGAGGCTGGGGGGTATGTCACGGATAAAGGGCGAGGCGTATATGGCAGCGCTGTATGGGGCGATACGATTGGAGGGCTTGCTGTTTGGACGCAGGCAACGGGAGCTTTTTATGCCACGGGCACGCTCATATCCCGCCCCAACCGTGATTATACTGTAACCGAGAAGATATACCCCGCAGCGTTACAGTTGGATGCCGCCGTATTATGGGGCGAACATGCAGGCGGCGAGTTTGCCCCCGAACACTACAGGCAACCCATGGCATTATACCTTGGTAGTCTTGCCCAAGTATAGAGCGATGGGCAACGAGACGTTTTCGGGCCGTGTCTTGTCGGCAAAGCGTTGATTAACTGTAAACGTATAGTGCGGTACTTGTGCCCCCACTTCCGCGATATAGAGGATCATATTATCGCTGTAGTTTGATGAGGGGGTCAAATTCCCGAAGGGATGAGCGCAGTTCCAGTATTGCGTCGCGCCCCCCATTGGTTCGGAGGTTATATCCGTTATGCCTGTCTGCACGGCGTCTGCCTGGTAAGCTCCCGCTCCCGTACCTGCACAGTACCGGGCACACCAGAAATACCCAAAAGCACCAATAAAAACAGGCTTTTTTCAGGGCATTCCGGTCTGCCCGGTACTGTGCGTCTATAACCGCAGGGAAGTACAATCCCGCAGGTCTACCAGAGGCGGCAGGCGGAATCTACACAACTGACGGCTATGAACTCATGGTCGCAAATGGTGTTTTAACGACTGATGGTTTTAAGATTAAAACAGGTAGCGCAGGGCAAGCCTCACCGGGGTCAGGCCAAAACATGGCCATAACCCAAATTGAGTTTTGGGCGTCGGGCTGTAACAGCATTTATGGCGCATCACATACCGTTATGCCGCCGTCTGCAGATATCCCTGTAGCCTTATACTTGGGCAGCCCTGCCGAGGTATAGAGCAACTGGCTGCCTGTAATGCTGCGGTACTACTTCCGGGCCGGTGGGGACAACGCGTGATGCGTCAAAACTGACATTCCATGCGCCGTTTGTCACTGCATTGCCCTGCATGGCGGCAGCGCGAGGAGTGTTCGCTGAAAATGCCCCGCTGCTTATGTCCTGCCTGACGCCGTAGACGTCATAGTGTGTGCCCGTGATATTGCGGATCTCATCCCGGTGATATTCCCCCGCGCCCGTTCCCCCGCAGTACCGGGCAGACCGGGACACCCTGAAAACCGCCTGCTTTTATTGGCACTTTCTGGGGCTTCCTGTCTGCCCGGTACTGCGGGGGAGAGGCAGGTGCGGGAAAATACGCGCCAGACATGGGGCGACAGCTTTCGGGTTATGCCGATTTGACCGTCACTGCTGATGTTTCAGGGGCTTTTGCACCCACGGGTATAGCTGAAGGTGTCGTGTACGCCGACCCGCCGATTGGTGAGCCCAATCGGTACTCGGCCTTTAAACTTGATGCAGCCCTCGCATGGGGGGCGGAGCATTCCGGATCAGAATTTGTACCCGTACATTGTAAACAAACCGTAGCCCTATATCTTGGCAGTCTTGCCAAGGTATAATGCGACAGGCTGTTTGTAGTGTGCGGGGGCAAACTCCGCCCCGGAATGTTCAACACCCCATGAACGGGAGGCGTCGATGCCGAATGATACCAACATGGAGCCTGAGCTGCCGCCGAAATAAGATACTCCAGTGCGGTACATTTGATAAAATGCGCCCTCCGTATGGAGGTCGTACAAGTCACCGCCGTCGCTGACAAGTTTCACCCCTCCGGGGTGGCCTCCGACAATGCCCGCTACGTTTCGGCCTGTATCCGTTACATACTTTCCCGCTCCAGTACGCCCGCAGTACCGGGCAAACAGACCGTTCAAGCGAGGAACAAATAATCCCGTGGGGTTAGCGGCATCAGGTTTGAATTTTCCGGGGTAAGCCGCGATATCCTCTTCCGATGCGTTATAAGCCAGCAGCATACCTGTAAAACCGCCCGCATCGTACTTGGCTTTCAGTTCCGGATACGCCACGAACGAGGCGAAGGAACCGTCGGCCCACATGAAACCGGGCGGCAGGGTTGTGCTTGCCATCGGCATGGGTGTGCCGATCATGGCCTGCCGCCAGGCTTCAAGAGGGGCAATGGAGGCAATGCGGCTTTCCTCATCCCACGGGATGATGTCGTGCCGGAGCTTCGGGCCAGCGCCGTTGTTTGCAAAAAGTCGCTGAACAAAACGGGGTAAAGACATATTTCACTCCTGCGGCTTTTGCCGCGCACATGCCGGGCGGGCTTCCGGGGGAAGCTGGCGGCCCAGCCGTTCCGAATTGAAGGATTCTTCGCAATGATTTTTATCGCCCAGGAGGGCGGCCACACAGTCGATCACCCGGCGGGGCCAGTGCCGCGCGCCGTCCACATGCCAGCGCCATGCGCGGCTGGACAGGGTTTCGTCCGGCCAGCCGCCGCCTATGGCATTGACGAGCTGGTCAAAGGCGATGAGGACGGCCTTGCCGTAAGCGATGTCGCCGGGCATCAGACGGCCTCCACGTCTTCCACGGTTTCGGCTGCGGCGACGGCGGCCTTGCGTCTTCCGCCTTCCTCCATCTTCGCCGCCTTGTGCGCCAATGCGCCGCCCGTGTACAGGGCGAGAAAGCCCTGTGGGTCGAGCGTCAGGCGCACCAGCTCCCCGCCTCCTTCCGGGGTGTGATTACGGTAGGCGTTCCACGTCACCGAGGCGGGCAGCCTTTCCGCCTGGGGACTGGCGTTCAGGGAAAGCAGCGCCACGTTCGCGCTGTCCGCGAAGTTCTGCTGGTCGAAACTGTCATACGAGAAGTGCAGCGCTTCGGGCGAACCCGTGCCGGGGTCGATCTCGTACTCGAAGCCCGCCAGAATAGCCTCCGACGTTTCCTTGTCTATCCGTGCGATGGCGGCGGCCTTCGCTTCGTCCAGCGTGGGCGCGGGCTTTTCAGTGCGCGTCGTGACCGCGCCCGCCGGGAGCGGCCCCAGACCTTCCATGTACCGCTCCGGGCTCCGGTAGTCGTCGCCTTCCGAGGGCAGCCAGTACGGCGTTCCGCCTTCCTTGACGCCCTGGTTGTTGACATGCTGACGGTGGTCTTCGACGACTTCCCATGCTTCACCGCTCCAGACGGCCTTTTCCTTTTCTCCCGTCTCCGGCGGAGGGGTATGCGTGGACAGCAGCGCGGGCAGGGGAGCGCCCGTGCCCGGATCAGGCTGCGCCGGAGCGGAGCGGAGAAATTCACGGGTTTTGGCGTCATAGAAATAATTTGTCATATCACCCTCACAAGAATGTCGCAGTCCGCCGGGATATCGTCATGCCAGCGGATGATGGTTGATTGCGTTCCCGTATCGCCGACTTCGGCGTATTGCGCGTTTTCCGCCGTGCCGTTCACGCAGCGCAGACCGTCAAGAAAGACCTCAAGCCGATGTCCGCCCACGGCGTATTCCGGCACGCTAAAGTCTGCCCCGGCGGCGATAGCGTCCTCGCGTGTCCCCGCCGCCGAGAACAGTTCCCGCACTATTCCGGCGGCGGAGGGGGAGCCGGGAAGGTAGCCCAGGACATTACCGGTTTTGCTTTCAGCACGTATCATCCCGACTCCCCTCCCTGCTAGACCGCGACCTTGCGGAACACGATGCCGTTTTCGGCCAGGTTGGCCGGAATTTCGGCGTCAGCCTCCAGCAGCACAGCGCCTACAGTGTCGCTGTCCACGTCAGCGCCGTCGAGCTGGAGCCTGCCGCCGGACACGCCGAGCTTGTCCAGCACGGCGGCCTTGTTGGCATGCTCGTGCTTCTTGCTTACGGCGTCGTCGATTTCCAGCACGGTGGAGGTGGGCTTGTCCTGGAGATTGGCCCATTTGAGTACCACGTCCATGCTTTCGGCCTCGGCGGTCTTTACCCAGCCGCTTTCTTTTGATTGATAGATATACTTCGCGCCCCCCGTGCTGACGGTGGAGTCGCCCGTGGCGTCGATGACCCATGCCTGATCGCCCACGTTCATGCCGGTGAGCGCGTCGCGGGCCTCGATGTCGGCCACCACATGGCAGCCGGTCTGACCGGAGAGCGCGGCTTCCAGCGCGACGATCTTTTCCTCGACGCTGCCGCCGCCGGACAGGATGACCAATCCCGCCAGGGTCTTGGGGTTGATTTCGTTGCCCAGTTTGTCAAAAAGCTGAATGTTGGCCATGATGTTCCTCCTTGGAACGGTCAGGGGTAGAGGTTATGCCGTGGGCGCGGCCACATAAGCGGCGCGCTCCGCGACCTGGAAAAGCTCCTCGGCCAGAGCATCCACACGGGCTGCCAGCCCGGTGGGTTCCGACGCATCGTTCAGGGACAGAGCATCGCTGTGCCCATGGACGAAAATTTCAAATTCGCTGCCCGCCGGGGCGGTGAAGAGCAGGCGCACGCTACGGGCAAACCTGTCTTCCCCGGCCTCCACTTCCGCAAACTGCGCTCCCTGATGACAGGTGAGGCCGTCCCAGGACAGCATGAGCGACTTGTGGCCGGGAATATAGAAAATGCCTTCGGGCAGGGGCAGTTCACCGCCTTCGGCCACTTCGGTCTCCAGCGTCCAGACCGCGCGTTGCGTGTGGCGCAGACTTTCCACCAGGGCAGACAGCAGCAGGTATTCCTGCCGTGTGGCGTAGCCGTCATCGGCCACCTCGATGGTGATTTTCGCATCCGTACACTGGATGACGGGAATGGTGATTTCGTGGGTGACGGTCTGACCATTCTGGGGCAACATTTTGTAGTAGCGCCCGTGGTTGGCGTAGGCGTACAGCACTTCGTCCGTTTCGCCTTCCAGATGGCCGTACACGCCCATCTCGTAAATCCAGAATCCGCCCACATCCGCCGGAATGGTTGCGTGCAGCAAGGTGATACGCGGGTCGTTCCCGTCCCTGCTGCGGGCATCAATGGGGCGACGATGCACTTCCCGAACCAGCGCCGTCACCGAGGCTTCCGGCGTCACCTCCTTCAGTTCCGCATCGCCCACGGCGATATGGCTCAACACCAGACCCTTGCCCAGTTCCAGCGCCCGGGCTTCCAGTGCCGCGCCGACATCGGTTAGCACGGCAAAATACTGAGGCAGTTCATCCGCCATAACGATCTCCTGATACCCGCGCATTTACGCGGGTTGATGTGATGCCTGTCAGGCAAAGGGCGGTACGCCCGCGCTGGGCAACGGATGGAGGGACAAAGCGCAAGCCGACGCTTGTGCCGTACCGTGAATGCAGCGCCAGCGCCGTGCGCATCCGAGCCTGCGGAGGCTCCGGAGGGACAAAGCGCAAATGGGTGGATGTCAGGGTACGGCCCCGCAGGCCCACGCCCACACGCTCTTCCAGAGGCTGGGCGCTTTTGGTGACGATGCCTTCCAGCACCGAGCGGCCTGGCTTGTATTCATTGGCCAGCCAGAAAGCCAGAGGGCCGGAATGCTCGTCAAAGCCCGTGTCCGTCACATTCAGACTCAGCCGGAAATGTGCCCACAGTGCGGGATCGGAGGACGGCAATACCTGGGCCAGATACAGGTTTTCCGCAAAAATTCTTTCCAGACCGCGCAGCTTGCCGCCCAGCTTGTGCCACGCGAAGGCGTTGATCACCCGGCGGCGGTAGCTTTCGTCCGTATCGAAACGCCAGCGCACCATGCCCCGGCTCTCGCCGTAACGGGCGATCATGTCGTCATCCGCCGTGGCCGGGGACCACTGACGGCGCAGCCACAAGATGTCTTCCCGCACGTCGTCCATGTACAGCGCCAGCCCCTTTGCCAGCGCCGATACCGGGCCGGGCCGGAAGATGGCGGGCCAGTTCAGCCTGTCATGAAAGTATTGCCAGAACGGGCTTGCCATGACCTATTCCTCCTCCGCCCAGATCGTTTGCAGGTCCAGCGCTTCCAGTACGGCCAGACCGCCCGCTGGAATTTCCACGTCCCCCGCCGGGCTTTCCCAGCGGATACGCTTCACCCCGGCGATGGAGACAAGGCCGGAGGCCAGACGGTCCCGCACCACGTCCCTGCCGATGGAAAAACGCGGAATGGCCGGATCGTCGCCGTAGGAAAACATGGAACGCACCCAGCTTTCCGCTTCCGCCCTGATGGCATCAGCGTCGCCGGAAAGAAGTTCCAGCACGGCCCTGACCGTGACGTTCACCGGCTCCGGCGCTCTGACCAGCAGGTCGTGATTGATGACGATGGCCGCATCCAGAGCGGCGCGCACGTCAGTCAGTAGTTTTTCCGTGGGCATTCCCGCCGTTCCCATGACCACCACATCCACCGTGCCTTCCCCGCGCGGATGCTGGTCCGCCACATACACGTCCACCACGCCCGGCACTGAGAGCGCCGCTGCTTCATAGGCCGCCCGCGTCACTCCCGCCTTGCTCTGCCAGGTCAGCACATAGCGCCGCTGCAAGCTCGCGTCGTTTTCCGCGTCCGCTCCTTCCTCCAGCAGCCAGTCCGCCGTATTAGTCACGCCCGAAATGCCTTCCACCGGCGTGGCCAGCTCGCATATCTGCCCCACGGCAGCATTGGCTCCCCGACCGTATTCTTCCGCCGTGGCAGGCACGGCCACGGATGCCACGCCCTCCGGCAGTACGGCCAGCTCATCCGTCACATAACGGTAGATATCGCCCTTGCCGTCAGGCAATGTGCGCACGATGCGCCCGGCGGGTATGCGGATGTTCCCTGTCCCGTCCCCGCGCAAAAACAGCACGTTGCCCCGCGCCTTTGTCGCGGGCTTGCGTTTTTCGTCCACCTGCGCCGCGTGTGTATCCAGCCATTCCCCCGTGGCTTCCAGCGGGATGGCCTGCCTGTGGACGACTTCAAGAAATTTGTAGAGCTGCCACAGGCCCCAGGCGAACAATTCGATAATACCCCGCGCGATGCCCTTGTTCAGATTGAGGCGCGCGGGCAGCCAGCCCCTGGCCGCATACTCGTCCTGCACTGCCTCGATACGTTCAAAAAGCCCGGCGCGGATCTCGCTTATGTCTTTGGAAAGTCGTATGCTCATAGCGCCGCCTCAAGTTCGTTGTATCTGCCGTCCCGGATGACCAGTTCCCTGACCATCTTGTCGGCCTGTAAAATGAGATTCAGCGGCTGATCCGTATCTATGAAGTTCCAGGACACGGAAACGGTCAGGCTGTTTTCATCCCAAGAAAGCAGGGAAGTTTTCACACTGCCCACCTTCACGCGCGGGTCTTCCTCCACGCGCATGGTCACTTCCGCCAGAAAGGCCGCCCGCGTCGTGGCCGTGCTGTCTTCATAGAACCAGTCGGAAATGAGACTGCCGAAGTCCAGGTCGTAGAACAGGCCGCCCAGCCGCGTGAACAGCCGCAGCCTGATATCCTGCACGCCCGTGTCCACGCCGTCGGTCAGCACGAGTTCCCCGTTGGCGGCCACACGGGCCTGCCCGGCTTCGTTCAGGGCTATGTCCTGCCCCCAGAGGTCTGTCGTTGTACTCATGGAGAAAAGCATAGCGCATACGAAAAGAGCGCGCCCGGAAAGGACGCGCTCCATGCGAAGGATTTTTGGGGAATTTCTCTCTCTGTTTTTTTTGCACGAGAAATGAGAATGACGCTAATGCGGACAACTCCCGCCGCTCCGGCTCCCGGCAAAGGCATTGCCGGAGACCGACAGGTCGCCATTCACTTTCAGCGGCCCGTTGACCGTGATGCTGCCGTTGGTGGTGCGGTGAGCGTTCTCCGTGGTGGTTCCCGTGCCGCCGCCGGTGCCCGCGCAGGTCTCGTTCCCGTTCTTGATGATGTTCGGCGCTTGCAGGGTCAGCGTGCCGGATGCTTCCACGGTGGCGTTGCCCGCCGCTTTGATGACGGCATTCCCGCCGATTTCCACGGTCCAGTCTTTAGGCGAAACGGTCAGAAAGGAACCGTTCTTTTCTATCTTGAGGCTCACGCCGGGCGTCTGCTGGATAATAAGTTCGTCCAGCCCGCAGTCCGGCGCGCCGTTCGTCTGCCAGCGGAAATTGCTGATGCGCGGGTAGTTGGGGTCGCCGTCGTAATAGGAAAGGTCGCACAGCGTCCCCACCGCCGGAGGACAGACGATGCCCCTTTTCGGCCCGCCCCACAGGATGGGGATTTCCACTTTGGGAATCACCGGTTCCGCCGTGTCCGGGCTCTCGTCGTTGCGCAGGGGTTGCACGTCCGCATAATAGCGCCCGTCGCTGGCATACGCCGCCACGACCCTTGCCTTGCGCGTCATGCGGTAGTAGGCCCGCAAATCCGGCATGGCCAGTTCCAGAGCGCGCCTGAGCAGGGAAAGAAGGCTCTGTTCCGCCATTATCCCCAGCCCCCGTCATAGCCGTAGCCGATGGTCGTGGTGTTCCCGTCCGCGCCCAGGGCATGAATGACCTCTTCCGCGCGTACCAGCTCCGAAAAGTCCCGCCGCGTGTCCCGTATGCGCACTTTGCGGCTGTGCGTCAGTCCCGGCAGAATGGTGGACACGGCCACACTCATGCCTGCCGGGTTCGGGCTGTTGGTTATCAGGTTGGCCGCCGTTTCAATGACGAACACGTCTCCCGGTTCGTCCCCGTCGGACCAGTACAGGCCCGCTTCCCCCAGCCAGACCGCGTGCCGGGAAAGGTCATGCCCGAAGCTCCGTTCCAGACTGGCGGCAAGCTGCTTGATGGCCCGCGCCACGGTCACGCGGCTGAAAACAATATGCGGGAACGTCTCCGCTGGAATGCTGATTTCCGCCACGGGAAGGCCCGTGGACGTCAGCAGACGGCGGGCCACCACGTCCGCCGGTTCCCCGTGCATGGCCTCCGTCACTGTGGTGTCGATGAGCGCCTGCTCCAGCCCCACGGCCTGCACGCGCACGGTATCCGGCCCTGCGGGCTGAAAGTCCTTTACCGTGCCGGACCAGTCGTGCCACGTTCCGCCTTCGCCCCGGTGCCCGAAACGCACGCGCACCGCCTGTTTCCTTGCCAGCCCCGTCTGTACCGATCCGTCGGCATCCGGTATGTCCACTTCGCAGGTGGAGACAACGGCCCGACGGCGCAACGTCAGCACAATGCGCGGGCTGCGCAGCACTTCCACACCGCCCACGTTGCAACGGATATTGATGCCTTCAATCATGACAATCTCCATTCGGGGGCTCCGCCCCCATACCCCCGCAAGACTCGAACCGGGCTGGTAGGGCATAATGCCCCTTGACCCCCATTATATGGGGTCCGGGGGGATACCCCCCCCGGCGGGGCGTGAGGCAGCGCCCCACATGCTTTCCCTATCCCGCGTCGATAATAAGTTCGTCTTCCTTGGGTTCGGCGGCCTGTCTGGCCTTTTCCGCAGCCTGTTCCGCCAGTTCCCTAGACGTGGGGCTTTTGGCCTGCGCCTTCTCCGTTTTGACCACGGGCGGGTTATGTTCCGCGAAGCCCAGCGTCACCGTGATTTCATCCGTCCGGTCATTCTCCGACGAGCAGAATTTGGAAAAGACCACCTGCCGCACGCCCCGCGCCAGCAGGTGCCGGTTCGCCACCGTGTAAATCTGCGGGTTCGCCTTGTCATCCACCTTGCGGAACATCCCGGAAAGCGTTTCCAGCTTGTCGTAGCAACTGGAATCCTCATCCGTCACCAGATACAGCGACACCATGATGTCGCTGTCCTCAAAGCCCTGCGGCGTCTTTTTCCTGCCGGAAGAGCCGTCCACCTGCTGCTCGTCAAAGCGCACCTTGCCGTCCACGCGCAGGGAATGCAGGATGCCCGGCACTTCCTCCCCGGCAAGCGTCAGCACGCCGTCCTCAAAGGTTATCAGGTTCGATTTTTGTCCGTTCTCCCTGGCCTGGCTCATGCCATCCCCTCCATCATGGAAATTTCCCCTTGCAGGTACTGGCGCATGGCTTTCCCGAAGTCCTCGGCGTTCCGGACCTCCGGCAGCACGATGTTTCCGTAAATGGTGATGCTCTGGCCGCCCTGGCCGTCGCCGCCTTGCCGGCCCTCCGCGCGCGCCTCGTCCGGTGCGTTGAAGGACGGGGCGGGGGGAATGCCGACAGCGGGCACGTCAGGCGTGGACACGGCGGGATTGCCTAGATCGCCAGTCAGGTTCTGACCGTTCCACCAGTCACGGATGGCTCCGCCCACTCCGGCAAGCGCGCCGGATACCCTGGACACAAGCCCCCCCTGCGCGCTGCTCACTCCCTCGGCAAGCGTGGTCATCATGCGCGCCCCGGAAAGCGTGAGCTGCGAAAGCGGTCCCACATGCGCATCCGAAAACGGCAGATACTCCCGTACGTTGGCGAACACGCCCGCCACGGAGTCCACCACGGACGACGCCATGCTCTTGATGCCGTCGATGAAGGTATCCAGCAGTTTTGCCCCGGATTCAAAGAGGTTCAGGCCGCCGAAAAACTCCAGCACGGCGTTCCAGGCTTCCGTTATCCCGGCCAGCAGGGAAGAGCCGAAGCCCGCGATGCCGGAAACGATGGAATCCCATGCCCCGGTAATGGTGCCGACGATGGCGTCCCATTTCTCGCCCGCCCAGGCCGCTATGCCGCTCCATAGCTCGTTCCACCATGCGGCGATTTCATCCCAATGGGTAATGACCCAGCCCGCCGCCGCAGCCAGCGCCACAACGGCGGCGATGACCAGCCCTATGGGATTTGCGCTCATGGCCGCGTTGAGCAGCCATTGCGCCGCCGTCCAGGCTTTCGTGACCACGGTTACGGCCAGCATGGCTCCGCGCCAGAGCAACAGGGCGCTTTTGGCGGCCAGCACTCCCATGAGAACCACGCCGAGCATTTTCCCAAGCGCCGCCCAGGATGTGGGATTCGCGCTGTCGTTGGCCGCCGCCGTCGCGCCTGTCAGCGTGAACAGGCCGCTGCACAGCGCCGATACCCAGTCCAGGGCATACCCGATGACGGAAGCGAACAGCCGTATGCCGTCCACCAGCCAGACAAAGGCCGTCGCCAGCCCTTCCAGCACTCCGCCCGCGATCTCTCCCAGGGCCGCGCCGAACGCCTCCCATGCCGAGGCCGCGCTGGTGACTTCGTTGCCGGAAAACACGCCGAACAGCGAGGATACCGCCTGCATGAGTTCGGCCACGGCCAGCCGTATCGGCACAAAAATAACGTCGATACGGTCAAAAGTTTTGGAAAGAGCCTTGCTGAAGCCCTTGAACACCGCCTGAATGCGGTACACCACGCGGGAAACCGTGGTCACAAGCCCCACCAGCCCGGCGGCCTTGATCTGCGTGGCCAGTTCGCCCCGGATTTCCCCGCTGCCGTCCTTGAGTGTCTGGAACACGGAAAGCACGCCCCTGACCGTCAGCGTTATCTTGTTCCAGCATTCATGCAGGTAATCGGCCATACCGCCGAAATTGGTCCGGTATGCGGCATAGAGCAGCCCCAGCACGGCAATGACGGCATAGACCGGCGCGCCCAGCCCCAGCAGCGCGGCCTTTGCCGGAGCCAGCGCCTTGGCCAGCATCGGCCCCACAGACGAAAAGAACCAGATGGCGGCGGAAAGCCCGGTCAACGCCACCACAGCCAGACTTACGGCGGAAACGATTTTTAAAAGCGCCGCGCCGAAAGGAGTCTGTGCCGCCTTGTCCAGCAGGCGCAGAAAGCCGGTCATGCCGTCCACCGCCCTGCGCACGGCGGGAATGAACAGCTTGCCCACGGTAATCTGCACGCTTTCCCAGGCTGAACCCAGACCGCGCAGGGAACCGGCCAGCGTGTCGTTCATCCGCGCGGCCATTTCCGCAGCGGAACCGCCCCCGGCTTCAAGCTGTTTCGCGTATTCGGCTATGGCTCCGATGCCTTCCTTCTCGATGAGTTCCGAGAATCCGGCTATGGCCTCTTCGCCCACTATCATCTTCATGGCGGCGATCTGTTCCGCCGTGCCCATGGTCTTGAGGCCAGCCGCCATTTCCCCCAGCACGGTGACAGGGCTGCGCAGATTGCCCGCGCTGTCCTTCACCGTCACGCCCAGCTTCTGGAAAAGCTCCTGCGCTTCCTTCGTAGGCGCGGCCATCTTGTTCAGCATGGCCTTGAGCGTGGTGCCCGCCTGGCTGCCCTTGATGCCCACGTTGCCGAGCAGGCCAGCCATGGCCGCCGTTTCTTCCAGCGAAAGCCCGGCCATGCGCGCCACAGGGGCGACATACTTCATGGTGTCGCCCAGAAGCTCCATATTCGTGTTGGCCGTGGCGCAGGTCAGCGCCAGCACGTCCGCAACACGGGTCATTTCTTCGGCTTTCAGGCCGAACGCGGAAAGTATGTCCGAGGATATGTCCGCCGCCCGGCCCAGGTCCGTGGCCGTGGCCGCCGCAAGGTTCAGCACGCCCGGAAGCGCCGCGATGTTCTCCTGTGCCGAAAATCCGGCCATGGCCAGATACTGTTCGGCTTCGCCCACCTGAACGGCGGTAAACTGCGTGGTTGCGCCCAGATCGCGTGCCGTTTTTTCCAGCGCCGCCATTTCTTCCGACGACGCGCGGGACACGGCCCCCACCTTGGCCATCTGATCTTCAAATCCGGCGGCCACGCCCACGCAGGCCCCAAACGAGCCGAGCATGACCCCGGCGGCCAGCGCCACCGGAGCCATGCCCAGCGCAAGGTTGCCCATGCGCTTTCCCAGCGAGGCCACGCCGCCTTCCACGCTTTTCATGGCGTTGCGTACCCGGTCCAGCGGGCCGGAAATCATATCCACCAGCGACAATGTGGCAAAAACCGAGAAAACTTCCATCGACCGCTCCTTGGTCGGCTCCATGCGCGGCGGAGTGAATCCGCCGCGCCCTCCCGCGTCGCTCCAGGTTCGCTACCGCTCACTGCTCCGCAGGTTTGGGGATTACTTCCGTGCGGGGCTTCCCCTGTCTCCGTGAATCATGCGGGCCAGCGTGGTGAAGAAGCGTTCTTCAAGCCACGCGGCCTGTCCTATCTGCGCCCGCCATTCGGAAAAATCCTCCGACGGGATGCAATGCAGCCAGTGCAGGATCAGCGCGTCCCCCTGCCCGAAGGCGTCCGGGGGCGGCGCTAGTTTCCCAGTTCGGCGGAAATGCCCACGCCCTTGATGATGGCCGTGGCAAAGCTGGTGGCGATGCCGGGGTATTCCTCCATGGCGTCCGTGAGCGCCTGCCTGTCGTCAGGATGCACACAGTCCAGAATGAGGTTGCGGGAAGCCTGCCCGGCGTTTTTGGCCGCCTTGTCCTGGAGGCGCTGAATCTGCGTCTTGTTGGGTTTTGCGAAACGGAAGGTCAGGGTCACGTCCTGGGCGTCCTCCAGAACTCCGGTCGCGTTTTCCCCGGACCACGGATCGGAAAAGGTGTGCGAAAAGGAAACGTATTTGCGGTTTTCAGGCTGAGACATGGATGGCTCCTTGTGTTTTCCGAGGGGCGGGATTGCCCCGTCTGTTCCCCAGCATGGCACAAAAAAAAGGAGCACGCCCGGAAAGGACGCGCTCCATGCGAAGGGATTTTGCGGGGCTTACCCGGCCTTGGCCGGGGTCCCGTTCCACACGATGGGAGAAAGGATGGTAAACTCGCAGGAGATGGGAGAAGCGTTGGCGTCCCCCTGCGAAGCCCCGCCGCCGTCAAACTTCGTGATTTTGCAGTCTTTCAGCATGTCCACGACGGTTCCCATGTCGTCGTTGGCATAGCTTACGATGATGGGGAAGGGTCGGTGCCCGTAGATGTCCCTCGCGCCGCTCGAAGCCACAAGGGCGTTTTTCAGATTCTCCCATTCGTCACGGTCAAGCACCATGGAGCCGGACGCTTCGTAGTTGCCGCGCCCCCAGCCGCGCGGCACGGCCCCGCGCCCGTACCGGGCTTCGATGCTCTGGCCGTCCGTGTACTTGATTTCCGTGATGCCTATCTGTTCCCCGCTGAGAGTGACGACGTGAATGTCTTCCCAGTCGTATTGTTTTCCGTTGATGGACATTATTTCCTCCTATGCCGTCTGGTTCAGGCCGCGCGGGTCGAACTTGCCGCCCGCGTAGGTGTAGCTGAAATACAGCTTGATTTGCCGGATGATCGGAATGCCGATAAGCGTAATTTCCACGGCCACGCCGTTGTTCACGATATCCTGCCCGGAAGGAATGTTGACCACATAGGCGGCCAGTTCCGGCGGAATCGCGCCCACCATGGCATCCAGCGCGTTTTCGATGTTGGCCTTGAGGTAGGCCAGCCCGGCGGCCTCGTTGCCCAGCAACGGGTCTCCGGCTTCATCGTACATGCTTTTCAGCCCGGCGATACGGCCCTTGCGCACGGCCTTGAACACCGTGCGCAGCACTTCCTCATAGCGGAAGTCGCTGGTATCGTCGGCCAGCGTGCGGGAGTCTCCCCAGTACACACCGTCCAGCCCCGCGTATTTCTTCGCCGTCAGATATCCGGCGTCTTCAAGGGTACTCTGAACGGCCATCCAGCCGTCGGGAAGCGCAAGCTGGCTGATGTTGCCGTCACGCACGCGCCCCGTGGCGCGCTGCACCGGCAGGCTCATGACGCGCCCGGCCTGCAAGCCGGAGGCGTTGCGCAGGTTCACGGCCCCCGTGGAGTCGGTAATGCCGCCGTACTGTGCGCACACCGTCACGAAACGCGCCGCCACATCCGCCTTTTCCTCCACCAGATACGCCGTGAAGTCGTTCAGGTCTTCATCGTCGCGGGGCAGGCGGGTCTCCGCCTTGAAGTAGGTGGGCCGGTGCAGGATCCACAGCTCTTCCGCCTTCGCCTGCATGGCCGCCCAGTCCACGCTGTCCGTGGCCCCGGCCACCAGCACGAACTCCACATCATACCGGGCCAGCGGTTCCTCAAGCGCTGCCATGACATCCACAATGGACGGCACGGGTTCCAGCAGCCTGCAATAATAGGTGGTTCCGCCCACATATGCGCCTTTCGGGAAGGTTACGGTCACGCCCAGAGCGGAGACGGAAACAAGCCCGTCCACGGGCAGGGTCTTCACCTTGCCGTAGTTCTCCCCGCCGTCCGTGGAAAGCTGGTAGGTGCCTTCGTTCAGGCCGCCGCTCTTCACTATCTGAATGGCGATTTCCCCTCCGGCCAGCACGTCGCCCGCAATCACGGGCAGGGGGCTTTCGGCATCGCCCACGCGCTCCACCGGGCCGACGGGGCCACGCGTCACAAAGGACCACTGCCAGCCGTTTTCCAGTTCCGCGTCGGCGGGGAACAGCAGCGTGGCCCCGGTCTCCCCGATGACAAGCTGTTCCGCCGTCGTCTCCGCCGCGTCGGCAAACGTCCTGCCTCCGTCAAGAGAAATGAGAACCGTCGCCGTGCCCACGGCTCCGGCGGCTTCCACCTTGACCACCACGTCGGCATTGACCTGTGCCACGCCGGAAACGCCCACGTCGGGATACTTCCCGTTACCGCCCGTGCAGACCGGTTCGGAAATGTAGCCACCCGACTGCGCCAGACAGGGCACGGCTATCAGTACAGGGTCCTGTCCGCCGGTGTTCAGCATGTCCCGCGCGCGTTCCGCCAGCGGTCCCACGCCCAGCAGCCCTTCAATGTCGGAACTGGTGCCGAGCAGGTAGCCCTTGCCCACCTGTCCCCGGCTGCACGCTCCCACCACGATGGCCGAACCTTCCACGCCGCCGGGCGCAAGGCCGGATGTGCCGTCCACAAGATATTCGAGTACGTCGCCCATAGCATCTTTTCCTTTTTTGTGGTTTGCTGTCGCCAGCCGTAGCTTCCTTCGTCGCAACGGCTGCCGCTACTTTCTCCTTCCGCCGCCAAGGTGGCGCGCGGTCAGTCCGGCCAGAGCGGCCCTGTATTCATCGTCCGTCAGCATTTTGCCGTCCGCCCAGCCCATGAAGCGGTACAGGGCCGCCTGCTGCCATGAAGGCACTCGATAACGGTCAGCCAGCACGGAAAGGCTTTCCAGTGCCGGAGCCTCCATATCCGTTTCCAGAGCAGCGGGCGCTTCCGGCGTTTCCACTGTTTCCGGCGTCTGTTCCCGCGCGTCTTCAACATGGCCTTCCTCCTGACCGGGAGCGGCCTGTTCCGAAGTCTGCTCTGCGGGCGTCGCGGCGGCCTGCTGTTCGTTCTTTTCCTCTGTCGTCTTCTTTCTGGCAGCCATACCGGCCTCCTTTTATTTGAATGTCGGGTTGATGGTGAAGGAAGGAATCAGTTTTTCCGCTTCCTCCCCGGTAATCCTTCCGGTGAACGTCAGCACAAACAGCCTGTTTACCTTAGTAAAAACCTCGATGACTTCATCCCCCACGCGTTTGTCAGGCGCGCGCCCGAACGTCGCCTTCTGCACCCGTACCTTTATCCAGTTGCCCCGGCTGTCGTTCCCGCCGCGCGGCAACGCCGCCACAAAGTCCACGCTGAACGCTTCCAGCCAGGCCCGGTCATCGGCCAGCGCGTTGACGTTCACCGTCAGTTCCACTTCGTAAAGCTCGCGCTTGCGGATTTGCTCCGTTTTCGTGCGAGTCACGGCCAGCTTGCGCCCCGTGCGCCGGTATTGTTCCGGCAGGAACTGAATCTCCACCCGGGGCCGTTCGATGGTCAGGTTGTCCTTTTTCACGATGTCGATAACGCGGCCTTCCGGCAGTCCGGCGGCCAGCGCCGCCCGCGTGATGGTTTCCGTGGCAAAGGTCTGCATTGACTCCGCTCCTATGCCTTGAAGGCCCCGGCGAGAAAGTCCGCCATGGTCTCCCGCACTTCTTCCATGTCTTCTTTGGAAACGCCCAAATACGGACGGGCAGGCATGTCCACCTTGTGTCCCTTCCCGGTCTTGCCGCCGAGCTGGTGAATCCGGGCGTAGGGCAGATTGCTGCCCACCATGACCTTCTCCGGTGTGGCCGCGTAATCAATGGAACGGCGGAGAAAAGCCTTGTCCGTCAAGGTCTGACCGCCTTCCTTCGCGGCCCGTTTCGACTTGGGCCATTTCTTGCCCGTCGGCTCTTCCTCAGCGTCAAAGCGTTTCAGCGTGCCGGAAACAAGCGCGTCGCCCACGGACTCCATGAGCGCCTGCGTGTCGCCCAGCTTGTGCCCCGCCTTGGAAAGCGCCTTGTCGAACCCGCCCCAGTTCAGGGATACGCCGTTTTTTACCGCCATAGCTACAGCCCCCGCAGGTCAAAGAACGGCTGCCTGGAGAACACCGCCACGCTGGCTTCCTCCCTGTCGGGATTCGTTTCTTCCAGAGGGAGTTTCAGCTTGCCCCTGGCTATCTGGTCTAGAAGGTCCATGCAGTATTTCCACTGCTTTTGCAGGGGTATCCATTCATTGTCGCCGCTTTGTTCCGTATCCACCAGGGACGTGATGGCCTCCACCACGCGGTAGGCGCTGGTCACGGCGGCGATGTAGCGCACGATTTCCGGCACATAGGGCCAGGGCTGCGGATAGCGGTAGGAAAGCGCGTCCCCGATTTCCCCGGAAACGGCCTCGATGGTCCGCTCCACCAGTCCGGGGTTCTGCTTCTCGCACGCCGCCACATACTTGGCGTGCAGAAGATCAACGATGTGTTCACGGCTGCACAGAATCATGCACATGCCCTTTTTTCGCGTTTTGGAATAGTTTTAGAATAGTCTAAAAGTTTTTCCCTTGCCCACGCCCGCCCCGGAGAGAAAAACGCCTCTCCGGGGCGCACAGGGCGTTTTTTGTTTTTTACGCGACCACCACGCATTTGCAGACCGCCCGCGACGGACGCGCGGGCATGGGCTTGGCCTGCCCGATCAGCGTAATGGAGGAGTCGTCGTCACTCTTTACCGGCACAATATGCAGGGGAACGGCGGCATTGTTGGCGGAAATGGAATCAATGGCGCAGTACCAGATGGTGCCCGGCACATCCACGGCCACGCCCATCAGCGTTTTGGCATCCAGCTTGGGTACCCATTCCCCGGTCATGGGCGCGGGGTAGGTTTCGTCCATAAAGCGGATGACGTAACTGCCGATGCGCACTTCGCCGTCGCCCAGCTTGATGCCGATGGGCGCGTCCTGAGCCGTGGAGCGGTAGTTTTCCGCCATATCCAGGAACACGGCGGCCACGTCCTCACCGCACATGAACTCCACCTTGCCGCCGATGCCCGCCATGCGGATTTCCTGCTGCATGGCGCGCAACAGTCGGTACACGTCGGAAAGTTTGCTCGTACCCGTCAGCTTTGTGGCAAGCTCATGAGTAAGCGGCGCGCCGTAGTCGATGCCGTAACTTTCCGTGCGTCCGCCCGGAAGCTGCACCGGCCAGGCCAGTTTGCCCGTGGTCAGCACGCCCGCGCACATGCCCTCTGTCGTCGCGTGGACGGCCTGCCGTATCTGGTCTACCTTCCGCGTGCGCCATGCCTCAAGCGATGCCTGGTTGCCCAGGAGAACGCGCAGATCGTTCAGCTCCGCAGCCGTCACGGGTACCTGAACCTTGATGGGCAGGGGCGCGAAGAACTGCGTTTCGATGGATTCATTGTCCAGAGGAACGGGCACGCCGTCACGGCGCACCACAGGAACGGTCTGCACCACGGCTTTCAGGTCCGTAATCCCCAGCATGGAAAGAGGATGCGTCGGGCGCTGTTTGAAAAAGCGGTCCATGATGGTGCTTTCCAGCGGCGGCAGCGTCTTGAGCGACTGCGCCACCGCCTGCGGGGCAAAAATGCCTTTCAGATTCGCAAGCATAGTTTTTTCCTATGGTTAGATGTTGTTCAGGCTAAACAGCATAGATGCCATGTTCGGAAAGCTGTGCGATTCGCACGTCGGTCAGCGCCTTTCCGTCGCCCGTTTTGAGAACGCGGTTCTTCACGCCTCCATGCACCACGCACAGCGCGGAGCTTTCGCCGTTCTCGCCCGTGGGGTCGCAGGGCGTATCCACCACGGCCACGGGAAGCACCGTGGCCGCGTCCGTGGAAAGCAGCGGCTCCCATGCCGCGCCTACCACGGTGTCGCTTTCGTCGTCATTCCCCATGACATCCACCCGCTTCATGACCGTGCCCACGGGAATGGCGGCGGTCTTCGCCTTTGCCGAAAGCGGCAAATGGTGCAGCACCACGGGATGGTCGCCGGTCGCCGCCCGTTCCCCGGAGAGCGTGTGTTTGCCCAGATAGCCTTCATTCATGGTTTATCTCCTCTGGCCTACAGTTTCGCCGTCAGTTCGGCGGGATTGAAGTTGTCGGACTGGCCGCCCGCATGAGCGGGAGGCGCGGAAAATTCCGCGCCGCGTTCATCAGCGGGTCGGGCTTCCAGGTCGCGGAAATAGCGTTCTTCCATGCTCAGTTTTTCCGTCCTGCCGTCCGGGGCCGCAAAGTCCACGGTTCCGGTCTGCGTCGCCAGCCTGGCCGCAAAGTCCAGCACTCCCGCCTTTTCGGCGGGCTTCACCTTCCCGGCCTTCACCAGTTCCGCCACGCGCGCTTCCCGGCGCTCGCCTTCAATCTTGCCCCGGTACGCGGCAAAGTCAGCGCTGACCTTTTCCGCCTTCTGTTCCGCCTCGGTTTTGGCGGCTTCCGCCTTGTCCTTTTCCTGCTTGTGGGAGTCGGCTTTCTTTTTCAGATCCGCGTTTTCAGCGCGCACAGCCTCAAGCTGGCCCTGCAACTGCCCGATCTGCCGCTGCAATTCCTCAATCGTCATGGTGTCTCCTTCGCCGCGCGTGGCGGCAAAATCCACGGTTATGGCGTTGCCGCCGTCTGCAAATTCCACCGCCGCCAGCCCGTCTATGGCCGGTTGCGCCGCGCCCAGGAGCGCCACATGCCGCAGCGTCACCCTGTCCGGCATAAGGCTCATGCTCACATGGCGATAGCGGCCCGCATTCACAAGGGCGCGCACCTGCTCCGGTACACGGGAAAAGTTCGCGTAGAGCTTCCCTCCTTCGCTTTTGAGCGCGTCCACCCAGCCGAAGGCCGGGGCCTTGTCCGTCTGCGGATGCCCGAAACAGAGCGGCGCGTCCCGTTTGGCCGGGTCATAGCTGCGGGCTATGGCGTCCAGGTCCCCCGCCGTGAAGGTTTGCGGATGCCCGGCACTGTCCGTGAACGTCCCTGTCCGGGCTATCTCGATCCATTTTTCCTTGCCCATGCAAAAAGCCCCTGTTTTTCCTTTACGCTATCGGAAAAACAGGGGCCTTGCCCGGAAATGGCGCGTTCTATGCGAACAATTTTCAGGCGATTTTGCGGAAGTAATCCCAGCGCGGCATCGCCACGGCTATGCGCCGGACTTCATCATACGCCGCCAGTTGTTCCCGCCATTCCTGCGGGATGGAGTCCAGACCGTAGGCCAGTCCGGCCAGCGCGCCCGTTACCGCTCCCGTGGTGTCGGTATCGTCGCCCAGGTTGACCGCCTTCAGCACCGCGTCTTTATAATTGTCCGTGGTCATGAAACACCAAAATGCGGCTTCCAGCGTGTCGACGACAAAGCCGCTGCTCCGTATTTCCTCTTCCGGCAGCGTGCTTATGTCATTCTCAAGTATTCTGACGAACTTTCCCAGCGTCGCCTTGCTGATAAACGGCACGCCGCGCGCGAAGTCTTCCCGCAATTCCGCATAGGCGGCCTTTTTCTTGCGGCCCATGCGCAGCTTGTTCAGCATTTCAACGTAGATGTAACAGGCCGCCACGGACCATTCGTGGGCGTGGGTAAGGGAGGAAACATCCCGGACAATGCGGAAACGCGCTTCCGCTTCCCGTATCCCGTACATATAGAATGTCAGCGGCGCTATCCGCATGAGGGAACCGTTGCCGTTGTCCCGTTCGCCCGTGCCTCCGGCCTTTTCCGGGGCCACGCCTTTTTTCAGGCGCTTGATGGCTTCCGCCGTCGCGTTGCCCACGTCAAAAACCTTGCCGTGCGGCGTGTAGGCGGCTTTGTCGTACCATTCGGTGAAGCCCCAAGCGACACATTCAAGGTCGGGGCTGTCTCCGCCTGCAAGCAGATTATCCGCCAAAGCTAGGGTCAGAGACGTGTCATCGGACCATGTTCCGGCAGGCTGGTTGTGCGTGCCGTAGCCCTGCATATCCGTCACATAGAATGTTCCGCGCTTTTTGAACTCCACCGGAACGCCCAGCGCGTCACCCACGGCCACGCCAAGAATCAGCGCCAGCGGCCTGTCGTCCGCCTTTTCGTAAAACTCACACTCCGCGCCGTCAAAATATACCTCATTCGGCTTGCTTTCCGGGTATTCGTAGATTTCGCAAATCCCGGTGGTTGATCTATCTAGCGGACTTCCATCACTCGCTATGGATGCCCGAAACTTGCAGGTCTCACACGCCACTGGGTTGATATGCTGCGGGCTTAATAATTCGCTTTCCCATCTTGGTCTCTTTTCGCTCATTATATGCCTTCCTAAATCTGTTCGATGACTTCAATCTCGAACGATAGCTTACTGCCCACTTTTTCCACTTTCGTTACACGAAATTTTGTTCCGCGTTGGATAATCGTTTCGTCCTCATAGCCGAACGATGTCTGCGTTTTCTTGCCGTCCCATTTGCGTTTGCCCCCCGCACCGTAATGGCTGAACGGTTCGGCATACATCATCTTGGTGCCCTTGGGGCAGTAAATACGGAAAATATAGCCACCGAAGCCTTGCCCCTTGGCACTTCCACAGGACATGAAAGCGTGTTCTACCGGTTCTCTTTCCTTTAAGCGTTCGTACAGTTTTTTAGGCGGTAATGTGTATAACTCTTGAACGTCAATACCAAGAAAACTTGCCGCGCCTTCCGCCGTTTCAACGCCTCGTTGCAGCCATATATCCCTGTCATACGTTGAACGGTTGATGACGTTAGTCATGTGTTGAATGGCAGCGCCCCGGCCTTCGTTGTTCAGGTCAACCTTCCCCACGCCCTTGAAGTTGCCCCAGTAGCCGTCATGCCCCCGGAGCGGACGGTTGAAGCCGCCGGAACCTTGCGTATACGCATAAATGGCGTCCTTTTCCGCCTTGGATGCCTTGCGCCAGACCTCGCCGCATTTTTCCCGCAGCACGTCGTCCGCCTCCTGCGGCGTTTGCGCCCACAGCGCGGCATCCTTACGCGCCTCGGAATAGGGGTTAGGGTCTTCCTTACCACCATTTTTAAGTTTGGACAAGGATTCCTGAACATTTTTCTGCTTCTTTTGCAGTTCGTGAAGCTGCTGCCCCTGTGTGTCGAACTCTTCCAGGTCTTGCAGCAACCCCTTGAACTTCGCCGTTTCTTCCGGCGTCAGGCTTCCGAAAAGCAGCTTGCTTTCAAAATATTCTTTCTTGGCCTGAATGCTTCCGGCTTTCGCCGCCCAGTCCGCCGTGGTGACATCCGCCTGCCATATCCCGCTGTACGTCTTGACCGGAAATTCCCCGATCTGCTGTTCCAGCTTCTTCTTTTGGGCGTTCAGTTTCTTTTTGGCGGCCTGCGTCTTTTTCTTGTCCAGAAGCTCCTGAAGTTCGGCTTTCTTGGCTTCCAGTTCGGCTACGGACTGCTTGTCTCCGGCGGCCTTGATAAGCGTATCTATGGAGGCAATGTCCGCTTCCAGTTTCTTTTGTGTCAGCGGCTCTTTCTTGGGAGGCGGCGGGGCCGTGTCCATGCCGTGCTTTTTCAAGTTCAGCCCGGCCTGAACCCAATCCTTGCCGGGATTGTTCCTGAAGCCTTTGTCCGCGCCGGGAAAATGCACGAAGTATTCATACCCCGTCTTGGGGTCCGTCCACATATCCGCCTTGGGCATCTCCGTTTCCACGGTCAGCCCCTTTTTTTCCACCTGCCGGGCGGAAAGCGTGCGCACCCCGCAACGGCAGCGAAAACCGTTGGGCGGATAGTTTGTTGCCCAGAACTCATGGTCCGCCGGGTAAACTTTTTCGTGCAGAATGGCGTGCGAAGGCCGCACACGCTTGTCCATGACCGCGATATACTGCCAGTAGGGGCGCGACGCCTTCACGGCCTGCATTTTTTTATAACGCCCGGCGCTGTAGGCCGTCTGCATGTTGGTACGGAAAATGTTCTCCACCCGGTAGTCATGCCAGCCCTGCGCCTGTATGGCCGCCGCAATCCTTTTCTTGAAGTCCGCCAGCGTTTCCCCGTTTTTCAGGGCTTCCTCTATGCCGTCGCTCACAAGCTGCACAAGGTCCTGCTTGGCAAGCCCCGTGACGTAGAACGCCCGGTGCTTGACTTCTTCGCCCAGCGCCTTGGCTTCTTCGTCCGTAAGTTTCGCCCGTTGTTTCCAGAACTCTATGGCGGCATCCGGGGCCACGGGGTCCGCGATGATTTCCGGGGCGGGCAGTTCAAGAGGCTTTTTAGCCATCTTCTTCCGCCTCCATCTGGACGGATGCCGCGCCGTGGCCTGCCGCCGCCGTCATGGCGCGGGCAAGAAAACTCTCCAGCGCGTCCGGGGCCATGGACGGCGAAAGCAGGGCGGCAAGAGCTTCTTCCAGTTCCTCATAGCTTTTGGCCGCCCGTATCTCGTTCTCAACTTGCGTGACAAAATCACGGCTGCTTTTCAGCGCGGCGGGCAGCATTTTCACAATAGCCGCGTCAAGAGTGCCCTGCGCCTTTTCCGCCGTGGTCTTTTTCCTGCCCGATGGTGCCGCGAAATCCACGCCGCCTTCCTGCGTTGTCTCATCCTCAAGTGTAAACTCTTCCGGCTTGAGGCCGAAACGCCCGGTAAAGTATTCCCGCGTGAACTTCGCGCCCATTTCCCGGATTTTCTTTCCCAGGTCCGCCTGTACATTCAAATCCTCCGGCTCGTCGTATTCCGCCAGCGGAGCGAACACGCCCGGCCCGGCGTTGACCTGCGCATACAGCCAGGCAATTTCATTCCAGGCATCCGTGACCATGGCCTTGTCGGCATCGGCCAGGTCGTCGGCCACGTCCGCGTGCGTCTGTGCAGCCGCCTGCGAGTTCTTGCCTTCCATTTCCACGGTCAGCGTCTGCCCCATGAGAACCTTGCTGATGGCCCGGTCTTGGCGGGCAAGAAACGACTCGTGCAAGGCCCCTTGCGTCTGTCCGGCACCTTCCAGCTTGACGTTCGCGCCATAGGGAATCACGGCCACGGCATCCTGCACCATGCGCGAAAGCCCCCGCGCCATGTCCCGCTTTTCCAGCGCCGTGGCTTTGGCCGGAGCTTCCCCGACGACCCAGGGCATACCGTGACGCTCCACGAAACGCGCATAGAACGACAGGCCGCCGCGCTTGAAGCTCACCGGCCACAGGCAGCGCGAGAGCAGCCGCAGGCCGTAGGGATTGTCGTAGGTGGCATGATGAGTGACGAAAACGAACTTCCCGGCGGGCAATGGGCGCGGGTCGGCACAGAACAGGCCGTATTCCCCCACAAACACGGGATTGTTGCGACCGTCGAACCTGAACCAGTGATAGGGCTTCGGCACAATGTCCACGATATGCCACCAGTCACCGTCAAAGCGCCAGAGAAGCTCCAGCGGCGTGACTCCGTAAAAAGGTGCGTCCAGTATTCCGCTGATAATCGTGCGCAGGTTCGTCCGTTCCAGGTCTCGCATAAAACGCCGGTGCAGTTCCTCTGCTTCCGGCGTGGGCGTTTCGCCTTCCGGCGCGCCTGCCCGGATGGAAAAATGTGGACAGTTCAGCACGCGGTTTTTCCGGGAAAGCATGGCCGTAGTCACCTGGTCATCTGCCGAAAGTTCCCGCAATATGGCCGCGTCGTCCCCGCGCTTGCGCAGCACGGGGTCTGGGTCCGGCAGTGTGGAAAGCCAGCCGTCCAGTTCTCCGAAAAGCACGCCCGCGTTCTGGCGCGTCGCCAGTTCCGTGGAAAGTTCCGCGCTGCTGAACGGCTGAAACGTGCCGTCCGGCATAAAAAGCCCGTCCGCCATATAAAAAAGACCTCCGTTTTCCTGTCATGGTGACAGAAAAACGGAGGCCATGCCCGGAAAGGGCGCGTTCCATGCGAAGGAAATTTAAGCCTCAATCCAGGTCTTGCCGGTAATTTCCACCTTGTCGTGAAGCTGCACGGTGACGGTGAAATGGTCATCACTCAGGAAGTCGGACATGGCCAGAACGCATACTTCAAGGGCTTTTATTCTGCACGGGAAATTGCCTCCGCTGGACGGCAGACTCGCCCTCGGCTGCGCATGTTCCAACTTTTTCAGAGCTTCCAGAATTTCACCGCGATACCGCTGTACATCCTTGTCTTCAATCTCGTCTAACACACTGTTTCGCATGGCGTTCTCCTTTTACCAGCCGTTCAAATCAAAGCCGGGCAGTTCAATGCCCACATATTCCCACGGCTCCGCACTTCCCAGTTCTTTTCTTGCGTCCAGCATCATGGCACAAGCCACGGCGCTGTCGCCGTGCCTGCCGCCGGTTTTGTCTTTCGTCCGCTGCTCTGGCACGCGGGCCACGCCCTTGACCACGCGCAGGCTGCGAAAATCCGAGAGTATGCCCGCGTCCTTCGGCAGAATCAGCGTCTTGTCTTCTATCCCGGCCTTGAGAATGGGCATGGTTTCCCGGTACCAGGCTTCGGAAATCATGACCTCCCGTACCTGTGCCGGGCCGTATTCCTGGCGGGCGGCTTCCGCCAGCGCCGAACCGTTGCCCCGCGCGTCCAGAGACACGCCGGAAAAGCGCGGCAGCCTGTCCAGGATGGCGAAAAGAATCTGCTGCTGCGTTCTGTGCGGGCAGTTGCGCAGTTCCAGCACAAAGGGCGGCACCAGCCGCAGGTCTCTTTCTTCCGTGGCGGGCCAGATTACGGACAGGTCGCCACTGCGCCCAAAGTCCACGCCGCAGAAATGCGCCCGGTCTCCCGGCAGTTCTTCCAGCCGGAAAGCAAGGTTTTCCTCTATCCAGCCCTTGGTGTATGTTTCCGCCACGGGCAGGGGCCAGTCCACGAAGTTTTCCGCCGGAGGCGTCCAGGTCAGCACGGGTACAGACTGCATGCACGCTTCAATTATGGTCGCGGTTAGGTACGCGCCGCTGGAACGGTTCGGAATACAGAAAAGCTCCTCGTCCGCGCCGTCGCCGTAGTCCGCGATGATGCCCGCCCGCCACGCCTCTTCATCTTCCGGTGTCCAGAGTCGCGGGGGATTCGCCCGCTTGCAGATGGTCTTGTACAGGCCGTCCGCTATGGCGTCGTCAAGCGTGGTGCGGTGCAGACTGTACTTCTTTGCCCCGGCCCGAATGTCCTTGACAAGTTCATTGAACGGGTTGTCTTCGCCGTTGTGGGTACTCAGAATAGAGACGCTCCCGCCCCACATGAGCAGGGCGAAGGCCGCTTTCATGAGTTCAGGCAAATCGTCCACGAAGGCCGCCTCGTCGATGATGACGCGCCCCTGTTTCGAACGCAGGGAACGCGGCTCCGAGGGCAGCCCCCACACGTTGAAGCCGGAGGCAAAACGGATGCGGTACACCGTCACGTCCCGGTCCTCGTCCCGCAAAACCAATTCTTCCGCGTCTTCCGCCACCATATTGAAAATCTTGGCCCAGTAGGCGCAATCGCGGATAAAGGTCTGCGTCATTTCCTTATTATAGGAAAGATAGAAGGTATCCTGGCCGCCCGCTTCCCGGCTTTTGGCCGCCTCCAGAGCCGACAAAAGGGCTTCACAGTAGGACGCGCCGATACGGCGGCTCTTTTCCCACACGCGCACCCGGCTTGTGTCCGCCGCCCAGCGGCGCTGGTAGGGCAGCAGGACGTTGGCGATATTGACGTTCATTCCGCATCCTCCGTGATGCCCAGCGCCCGGTAAATGTTTTGCGCCAGTTCCCCGGACATGCCACGTTTTCGGGCGTCTTCCGCTTCCGTTTCCTTCGGCAGTCCGGCTTCCAGTTCCGCCACCAGGTCAAGGCAACGCTTCACATCCTGCACCGTGGCTGTGGAGATTTTGTCCGGGTCGGCAAGGGCCAGCCCCAGCTTGCGTTCCACGGCCTCACGCAGGGCGGCCACGGCGTCCGCCCGTGTGGCAATCTTGCGCCGCGCGGGAGCCGATGCGTC